TAGCAGTTAAAGACGTAACATACGTTAACATTTGAGTTCCTGTTGTAGAAGAAGTTGTTGTATTACCTCTTTGATTAGTAGCTTTTACTTTAACTCCAATTATTTTTTCTGCATCTAAAGCACCTGTTGTATAAGTAGATGATGTTGCTCCAGATATATCTAAACTATCTCTAGTCCATTGATATGTATAAGATGTTGGAATATAGGCATCATTAGAATCCCATGACCCTGTTGATGCGCTATATGTACAACCAATACGACCATTAAGTCCTGAAGTTACAGTAATTGCTGGATTTGAAGAAGCACTTGGATACTCTGGATAGTTTATTAACCAATTTGTTCCATTATAAATCCATGCTTGTTTTGCGGGTGTCCATGCTGAGCCATCATATATCTTTAATGATTTTTGTGTTTGCCAAGCTGTTCCGTCATATGCTTTTATAGTCATATGTTATCCTAGTAGTAAATATATAAATCGCCAGCTGCAGTGCCAGTTGGTGGCGTTCCAGTTGTATTATAAAATATCTTATTTGAATTTGCTGTATTAGTTCCATTTGCATAGGCTGTTGTTGCAAGATTTATATTTGATCCAAGTGATACTGGTGAACTATTTATTGAAATAGATGAATTTACAAGCATTGCATTTGTAATTGATCCTGCAGATATAGTAGCTGCCGCTCCTGTAGCACCTGTTGCACCTGTAGCACCTGTTGGGCCAGCTACCGTGCTTGCTGCGCCTGTTGCTCCCGTAGGGCCTGTTGGACCTGCTACCGTGCTTGCTGCACCTGTTGGACCCGTAGGGCCTGTTGGACCTGCTACCGTGCTTGCTGCGCCTGTAGGACCTGTTGGACCTGTTGCGCCTGTTGCGCCTGTTGCGCCATTAGTTCCATTTGTTCCATTAGTTCCATCTGTTCCTGCTGCGCCTGTTGCGCCTGTTGCACCTGTAGGACCTGTTGCGCCTGTTGCGCCATTAGTTCCATTTGTTCCTGCTGCGCCTGTTGCGCCTGTTGCGCCATTAGTTCCATTTGTTCCTGCTGCGCCTGTTGCGCCTGTTGCGCCTGCTGGTCCTTCAATTGTTCCAACATTTATCCATGAAGAAGATGTTGCTGTCCAAACATATAATGATCCATTGATTAAATATCCATCACCAGATGATCCAGTTGGATGAGCTGTTTGAAGTGCAGATAAAGAAACATAAGAACCTAATATTGTTATTGCAGTTCCAGTTGCTCCAGTGCCTCCAGTTGCTCCAGTTGGTCCTGTTACGCCCGTTGCACCTGTAGGTCCCGCAACTGTGCTTGCTGCTCCTGTTGCTCCTGTGGGACCTGTCGGACCAATTGCGCCTTGAGGTCCTGCAACTGTACTATTAGCACCTGTTGCACCAGTGGGACCTGTAGGTCCCGTTACTCCAGTTGCTCCGTTAGATCCAGTTGGGCCTGCCACTGTACTTGCTGCGCCTGTTGCTCCTGTAGGACCTGTAGGTCCAGTTGCGCCTGTGGGACCTGGATGTGAAGTTAAATAATCATCGATATCCTGTGCTAAATAACCTAAATCTCTAGGAATGTCAGGAGACATATCCAGTGTTGGATATCTAAAATTCTTAGGTGTTAAATTACTAGGCATTTTTAAATTATACCACTTTCATTATTCTGAGCGCTTTGATAAAAGCCTAAATTATCATGTAATCTTTGATCATCACATAAAGAAATAGCTATCTCGCCATGCTTTGAGGCCTCTTTGTAATTACCTAAATTGTAATTTGCTAAGGCCAATAAATCATGAGGTTTCCAGCCCCAAGCTTCTGCTTCACAAAAATAACCTAAAAACTTTTCTTTTATATTTAAAGCAAGCTCTGAATATTCTTTTACCTTATCCCAGTCTTGTATTTCATAAAAATGTTGAGCAAGATCTACAAAAGGCTCTCTTCTTTCTGGACATTCTGTAATGGCTAATCTAAGCCAATATTCTTTTTCATCTGGTTGACATTTTGCAATATATCTCATTGACTCACATCTTTCTGGTTTCCAGAAGGCGGACGGCAAAGATATATGCCTCTTAAATTCAGCTGCCGCTTCTTCATATCTTCCATAGAAGAATAGCTCTCTAGCATAGTAATGTGCACATCTATCGCTAGCTGGATCTTCTTGTGCCGCCATTTGCAAAAGTGGAAGATACTGCCCTCTTGATTTATTATTATCTGGATAATGCAATATTTTAATATTTACATTTTCTCTAACTTCATCTATGCCATAAAATGAAACAGATTCATGTATTGGATATTTCCATCTATGCCCGTGTCTTGAGTGCATTCTTAATGCATCAAATTCAACACCTGGATTTCCATTTTCATCAAATGAAGTAACTAGTCTATGTATTGGTCTTGTTGTATTAGGGTTTATTTTTTCTAATTCTTCTCTCCAGTTTTCAGAAAGAACTTCATCCATATCTAATGATATGCAGTAATCAATATCTGCTGGAATTAATGATAGGGCAGCATTTCTAGCATCATCAAATCGCCAGGGGGAAACTGATATATCATAAACATTTATACCAAGTTTTAATGCTAATTCTTTTGTTTTATCTGTAGAGCCTGTATCTGCAATTAATAAATAGTCAGCATCTTTTGCTGACTCATACCAACGCTTAACAAACTGCTCTTCATTTAAAGCAATTGTATATACTGCTATTTTCATTAATTACCTTCTGTTAGGGTATTACCAGGTATTGATTGGGGATCTCTTCCAAGTGTTTGTTGCTATGCAAATATAAATATAATTTGAATCCCATTTTACATCTCCAGTTGTTCCAGTAGTAGTTGCTGTTGCTACCGTTCCATTGGTAATCCAAACTGGGCCTGTTGCGCCTGTTGCGCCAGTTGCACCACCTGAAGGGCCTGTTGGTCCCGTTGGGCCTGTATTGCCCTGTAAACCTGACCCTGTTGCTCCTGTGGCTCCTGTAGCACCTGTTGGTCCCGTTGCGCCTGCAGATCCTGTAGGGCCTGTAGGTCCTTGAATGCTTGATCCATTTGCTCCTGTAGCACCTGTTGGCCCAGTTGCACCTGTTGCTCCTGCACCTGTTGGACCTGTAGCACCCGTAGGGCCTACAATACTTCCAACATTTGTCCAAGCTGAGCCTGTCCATACATAGAGCTCTCCATTAACTAAATAACCATCGCCAAGTGTTCCTGTTGGTCTTGCTGTTGTAAGGGCTGCTTGTGATGCATATGACCCTAATATTCTAACTGAAGTTCCATCTGCTCCTGCAACACCAGTTGCACCTGTTGGACCAGTTGTTCCTGTTGGGCCCGTAGGGCCTGTAACTGTGCTTGCTGCACCTGTTGAGCCTGTGGCTCCAGTTACTCCAGTTGGTCCCTGTGTAAGAGTAAAATTTAAAACAAGATCTGTTGTTGTTCCAGAATTTATAACCTGTGCAGTTCCTGTTGGGCCAGTGCTGGTTGTTGTTCCTATTGTTATTGTTGTTGGGCCTGCAGGTCCTGTTGGGCCTGTTACCCCTTGCTTTAAAATAAAATTAAGCAATGCTGCATTTGCTGTTCCAACATTTGTTACAGAAGGAACTCCTGTTGGGCCTGTTGAAGTTGTTGTTCCAATTGCAACTGTAGCAGCAGAGCCTGTTGGGCCAGTTACTCCTACTGGACCTTGCTGTAATACAAAATCAAATACTCCTGATGTTCCAGTTCCTGAATTTGTAACAGATGGAGTTCCAGTTGGTCCTGTTGAGGTTGTAATTCCTACTGCAATAGTTGCGGGTCCAGTTGCGCCCGTTGGTCCTTGAAATTGTCCAGCATCTAACCAGGCTGTTCCATCCCAAACATACAAATGTAAATCAGTTAATGCAATCCATGAATCTCCAGATGTATTTCCTGTAGATGGGAGTGCTGCAACATTTGCTTTTGTTCCTTTAATATTAATAGATCTTCCAGCAGCACCAGTAGGTCCAGTTCCACCCGTAGGGCCTGTTGATCCCGTTGATCCTGTTACGCCAGTAGGACCTCTATACGTTCCAGCATTTGAAAATGCCACACCGTTCCAAACATACATCTGTTGAGTATCTGTTACTAGATACGTTGCACCTAAAAATGCAGTTGCTGGTAAAGCTGCAACATTTGCAACCGTTCCTTGTAAAGTTAATGATGATCCTGCTGCTCCAGTTGCTCCAGAAGGGCCAGTTGGGCCTGTTGATCCCGTTGGGCCAGTTGGGCCTGCTACACCGTTTGAGCCTGATGTGCCACTTGTTCCTGGATTTCCAGTTACAGCAAACACCCAACTTGAATATGTTCCAGTACCATTTGTTGCATCAACTGCTACAGTTATACTTACATTTTTTACAACTTGAGTTATAACACCTTCAACATATGTTGTTAAAGCTAGTGGATTAATTACACGTACACGCTGTCCTGCTGTATATGCACCGCTATTATTTACATAAAATACTTTTGCGCCTGACCCAATAAGATTTGTTGTTAATGAAGTTACATCTGAGTACCCTGCACCTGTTGCACCCGTAGTTCCGCCAGTTGTTCCTCCAGCAGCTAGTGTTCCCGAAAGATCTACTCCAGATATAGTTAATGAATAGCAATTTGGTGTTGTTGTAACTGCTGCAATTGATTCTCCAGCATTTAATATTAATGAGTGTTCTAGTTTAAGAGTTGTATTATTATTTACATTTACATTTCCATAAAGTGAATATGCATCTAGGCTTGATCTATTTACATTATATAGATTGATTACAGAGTCACCATTTTCTCCTAAAAGAAATAAGCTAAATGGCAATGTTGAGCTACTAAAATTTGTTACCGTAAACTCTTTAATAATTATTGTAGATACAGCCGTGTATATTTTGGCTGGAGATGATGGGATTAATGTTGGTCCCGCAAATCTAATCGGAGCGTATGACATACCTTAAATCCCCCTTAGACTATAGACCATTTAGATATTAGATCTTTTTCAACAGTTTCATACTCTGAAAATTGCAAAGCTCTATTATAAATTAAAAATTCTCCAATTTTAAAATTGCCGTAAGATGAAATATATCTTCCGATTGCTTGTCCAGTCATTGAAGATACTGATCCTCCTGCAACAGAACGTGAAACTTCAACTCTATTTCTTCTTATAGTTCTTTCATTTGTTGAAGAGTCAAAAACAATTGTGTAAATTTCTGTTGTTCCTGAAGCGGCAGCTGTAACAATAGATCCTTGATCATCATTATAAAAACCAGTTCTATGTGTATTAGCTGCTAAGTTTCCTGCAAAAAAGTTTGTTCTAGTTCCTGTATTTGTTCCACCAAAAATCCATGTATTAGCATTTGCTGGTTTTGATGCAACATAAATAACTGTAAATGAACGAGATGCTATGTATGCTAAAGTTTGATCTGAAAATGTCATAAAATCATCTGAGCCATCAAATTGAAGGGCTCCAAGTCCACCAAGGCCAGATGCTAAGAATAAAGGCTTGTTAGTTTGTGTTGCCTGCACCATGTGTCGCCCTTGTCCAGATTTGTCTGTCCATTGAGAACAAAAATTAGAGCCATCTCTAACTACTGTTCCAGGGAGGGCGGCGTCAAGGTGTAAGCTTAAACCTAATGTTGTAAATCTAGCTCTACGAAAATTTGAACGCTGATTAGGTAACAATTACTTTTCCTCTGTTCCACCATAAACTACAGGCTTTGTAGGCCATGTAACTTCTGATAAATTTGAATATTCTTTTAATAAATTAAGTTTTTCTCTATATGCTACCCAAGCTTTTTTATCTTTTGCAGATAAATCTGACTTAGTCTCAAGACCTTCTGTAGATATTAATTCAAAATTGATATGCGCCAGCAAAATATCTTTTTGATCATCTGTAGAAATTGGTTGTACTTCAACATTATAAACTTTTTTGTTTTTAATGTATGGTGCACATGGAACTAACTTTTCAGTATTTGAGTCATATTTTAAATCAGTTATAACTGGGTATACATCATTATTTTTTAAAAAGTCTCCATATTCTCCATTAGCAGGAAATGAAGTATTGGGAAATAATATTGTTATTTCACCAACATTGATAATTTCATTACCTTTAACTATTGCGTACATGGGTTCCCCTTTTAATTATTATACGTATAAATCAGCGAATGCATATCCGCCAAAGACAGTTGTTCCACCGTCTCTTGTGTAGAAGTTTAACAATGTTGTGTTTGTTGATAAAAGTGGTGCTACGTTTGCAGCTCCTCCACCGTCCCACTTAACAGACCCTGGCCATGTGATAGCATATGATCCACCAGCTTTAATCTCAACTTGCCAGAAAGCGCCTTTAGATGTTGAAGGTGGATTAGTAAATGCTACTGTCATATTACCATTTGCAATTACTTTAAATACACCAGCTGTTGATATATCGCATGTTGCTGTTGATCCAGCTGTTTTTGTTCCCAAATCAGTAAACTGTACAGGAATGTTAAAGTATGTATACCCTTGACCATTAATTGGTGCTTGAAGGTATGTATATGTCCACAAAGATGGCGTAACGGCCTGTGGTGTCATTGATACTGGCATTTTATTCTCCTTTTATTTCTTTAATTATTAAGCTTTTACCCAATAGGTAATCTTGCAGATTCCTGAACCGCCAGTGTTTGTTCCGCCACCGCCACCGCCTGATCCTGTATTTGGATAAGCATCTGCTCTTGGTGTTCCAATATAGTCACCATAGCCTTGGCCTCCGCCATTTGCACCTGGTCCACCTACACCTCTACCAGAACCGCCACCGCCACCTGCAATTCCATAAAGTCCTGGGCCTCCACGACCTCCTGCTTGTCTTCTTGCTGAATCATTTGAGTTTGCCCATCCTGGTCCTCCACCTGAAGATCCTTCAGATGAGTTTCTTGAGCCGCCATAATATCCTGAATATCCTCCAGAGTTATAGAATGAACAATTAGGATATTCTCCAGCTCCTCCAGCTCCTCCACCGCCACCGCCTGCGCCCCAAGAATTAACCCAGTTACCTTGTCCGCCACCGCCAGATCCAATTCCTGTTTGGTTTTGAGCACCTGGGCCCATTGAGCCAGACTGTCCATCACCTTGTGTTGAACCTCCACCATATGCAACCATATAAAATGGTTGTCCTGAAGTTCCAAATGTTGAATTTCCACCTTGTGCATTACATGTTCCACCTGATGCAATACCAACTGAAATTGATGAAAGTGCTGGGATTGAAGAAATATCAAGAATTCTTTTTACTAGCTGTCCTGCTCCTCCACCACCGTGGTTAGTTGAGCCATTGCTACAACCTCCGCCTCCGCCGCCACCTACTAATGTTACTTCTACTATACCTGCGCTATTATTTGGTCTTGTCCAAACACCACCGCTTAAAATCGATACTTCATAAGCATTATAAAATCCTGAAAGATTTGCTGCAATTAAAGGGATTGCAATAGATGTTGATAGCGATGTTGCTGAAGATTGAATTGCTGTGTCTAATCCTGGTACATAAATCTGATTAATTGTTCCGTATGTTGCCATTATGCCTTTACCTCGATTTCAAGAAGTCCATCATCCAAAATATGTTCTGCTTTAGGCTTAACATGATCTGGTGCTACAAACTTATTATTTTCTAATTTCCACATAATACCTGGCTGTGGATTATAATCTGTAATATCAATTTTTTCTAATTGAGAAAAATCAGGATGTGATTCAATAAATTCTTGATCTGCAACAATTACATTACCGATAATATTATTTACTAAGAGTGCCCATGTTGACATTAGTTGTTGCCTCCTACTAATTCATCTTCTGCTGGTTCTTCAAGCGGTACAAGATTTTCTACAACAACTGGTGAAATAAACGGAAGAACTTTATTCCATGTTTGTGTTTCTCTATTATATGTCCAACTTGGTGCTGGCTTATCATCATAGTCCCAATCTGTATAATCAAAGTGCAAAAGATCTTTTAAATCTTCATTTGCAGCAATTGCTTCAGGACCAACTAGATGTAGTATATTATGTACTGTTCCATCTTCATTAATAAATACGTAATCTCTCATAGTTATGCCTTAACGTAGTATGTAATAATAGCTACGCCAGAACCTCCCTTTTGACCATTTCCACCCGTATGATTGTTTCCTCCGCCGCCTGAGCCTGTTCCGTCACGTCCAGCTCCGCCAGTGTTATCAATTGTTTGTGATCCTCCAGCGCCTCCGCCACATGATCCGCCTCCGCCCGCTCCGCCGCCTCCACCGCCTCCGCCTGCAATGCCGTAAAGTCCATTACCTCCAGCTCCGCCTACACCAATCCATGATGTCCAGCTGTGGTTTGCTCCAGTTCCGCCACCTGATGAGCCGTGACCAAAACCAAATCCTCCAGGGTATCCTGGACTTCCAGTTCCGTTTTGTACGGTTGTATTAATAGCATTTTGTCCAGCTCCACCAGCGCCTCCGCCACCGCCTGCTGCTCCGTACTGCCAATCTCCACCAGCGCCTCCGCCTCCGCCTGAGCCTCCACCATTAATGTTGCTTGCACCCTGACCCATTGACCCAGAGTTACCGTTGTTGCCAGTTCCGTATGGATATCCTCCGCCGCCTCCGCCGTAGGCAATTACGTAATAACCATTTCCGTTTGCACCAAATGAGGAGTTTCCTCCATTATTACCATTTGAATTTCCACCTACTGCAGCACCTGCTGCTCCAATTGTAATTGGAATTGTTGAGCCAATTGCAACTGATGAAATATCCAACCATCTTTCAACAAGTTGACCTGCCCCGCCTCCGCCTGAGCCATTATAGTTCCATGAAACACCACATCCACCTGATCCTCCTCCACCAACCAAGATAAGCTTAATAACTGGTCCTGAGTTTGTTGGTCGTGTCCATGTTCCAGAGTTATAAATTCTAGTTTCTATTGGAAGATACATTGAGCTTACTCCACCTGCTGCAATTGCTTGTGCGGTGATACCAGCATTTAAACCTGCCGTAACAGCAGAGTCAATTGTTGTTGTAAGTCCTGGTAAATATATAGAGGACGTGCTATTGGATGATGGCATTTTTTACTACTCCTTTAAATTATGATGATGTTATTTTTACGCCTGAGATAAACATTGTAACTGCTGAGCCATTTGAGGCCTTTACAAGAATGCTCTCTGCTGTATTAAGAACTTGCTTAATATCTAGCGTCATGAATGTTTGTGGTGGAAGGCTTAGCTGATACGCCAAGAATGTTCCTGCCATTTTCACATCAAATGTTTGTGCAACCTGTGTGATATTCATTGCTGTGATTGATGTAACTACATCTGTCTCTGCTGCTGGAACTGTCCAAACTCCTACTTCTGAAGTTGTAAGTGTTCCTGCATAAAAACGTGCTGGTAAACTGACCGTTGTTGGCATTTTATATTACTCCCATATTCTGATAAATTGTAAAGTTATTTAATTCATTTGCAACTGCTGCTACTTGTGTTGCTCCTGCTGCAGCTACCGCTGCTACTTGTGTACTTCCTGCTCCAGCTACTGTTGTTGTAGCCGCTGTTACTGCAGTTGAGATATCATTAAGCTTTGTAGTTGTAGCTGCCAAAACATCATTTACTCCCAAAAGGTTTCCCATTGACTCAATAGCTTTTGCTAAATAAATCAATTCCTGTGCGCCCAGTGTAGAACCACTAAGGGCTGTAACCTTAGTTTTAAATAGATCTACTTGAGCGGTTAAGCTTGCATAATCTGGCATTATTGATCACCTCTTTGTATAGTATAGCATAATAGCATTATAAAGTGGGCTCCGTTGGGAACACAACATTATAATCTTCTACGCTTTCTGGTAAGTCTCTAAGAGCTTGTCTATAGATCCTCCACTCATTCTTTTTTGCTTCAGGCAATGGGGCTGCCTCTACCCAATCAGATTGTTTTAACAATTGATTTCTTTTTATTCTGGTAGAACTAATTGCACCAGATAAATTAATTCCGCTCTGCCACTCATCATGTTCTAAATCTGTCATTACTCTTGGACGACCATCATTATAAATTAAATGTTTTCCATCAGGAAAATGCTCATCTACTTCAAACCATTCAGAACCATCATTTGTATTGTCTGTAGGAAATTCATGCCATGTTCTTGTCTCAATTTGAATATGAGTATTTTTATCAAATCTAGCGTACTTTTTAAATTCAGTCATTATCTATCTCCATAAAATGTTGCGGCTCTATTCCAAATTTTGTAAGAGTCAATTGTTGATGTGTAATTTCCATTACCAACTTCATTGTAGCCTAGGGCTGCAAATGTTAATCTTAAATCTGGTTGAATCCAGTTATCTGTCCATGTGGACTGCATGTTATAAAATGCATTTGTTTCTGCCCAGTGATAGTTATTTGAAGTATCTGTCCAGAAATAGAATGTGTTACATAATAATACTACGCATGATTCATTTGGCTGTAATGTAAATGATCCTGAGATACCAGCATTTGTTGGGCTTCCACCTGTATATGTTGCTAAGTTTGTCCAACCCATTCCATTAGCCGCTGAATACTTTGTTCCTGTTGAATATGTTGGTCTTCCAACTTGCAGTCCCGCTCCATCATAGCCACTGCACCAATATGTTGAAATTAATCCCCATACAGATACTGTCTTAGCAAGTGTTGGATGAAAGTTTCTAATAAACATTACGCGGGATCCAAACGGACCATAGCATGTTGTTCTTGGGTATGTATGCATACGAGAACTTGAGGTTCCAACCATATTGATTGTTCCCCAGTCTAAACGCTTATATGCTGCTGACCAGTATTGCTTTCTATTTTCATTTTGTGAACGATATCCACCAAGTGCATGCCAGAATGCTCTTTCAGCATCCCATGGCTGTGTTCCTGTTAAATATGTATAAAAGTTTGTCCAGTCATCTCCAGCATCCCATGTGTAGTTATTCATGAAGGCATTACCTCTATGATTAACAGAATAAATTGATGGGATAGAATATGGAAGTCTAGAACCATCTGTTACTTCTTTATAAACATTTTCTAGTCCAGCAGCGACACCTAGTGATGCTGCTGTAATACCTAATGAAGTTTGAGTTATGCCCTGTGTCGGTCCATTTAAATCTGTATAATTTGCCATTATGTTAATGCCCATCCTCTCACGGCATCTGAATAAACTAATGTTATTCTAGCTCCGTTTACGTTTACTACAAGATTTTCTGCAAGACCTTGAATTTTTTGTGAGTTTCTTCCAATTGTCCAGTTGGTTGTTCCAGCTGCTCCAGTCATATCAACTAATTGAACTTGATATCCTAGTGTTGGGTTTAATGGCAGAGTAACTGTAATTCCACCTTGGTTAACAAATATTCTATCATTATTTAATGCTGTAGCTGATGTTGTAAGAATCTTCCATGAAGAAGGCACTGTTGATAAAGATGTTTGAAGAGCAGATACAGTAGAGCTAAGTGATGTATATTGAGCCCCATTTGTAGAAATAAATCCTTCTGCGTTTGTAACTCTACCTTGCAAGTTTGTAATATTTGATTCTGCTGTTGTTAATCTTGTACCATTAGTGCTTGTATTAAATGCTGTAATTGCCGCATCTTTTGTAGCATTAATAGATGCTTGACCATCAACAACAGAATTATTTACATCTGCTACCCCAAGTGTGTTTGACATTGAGTTTAATGCTGCTCCTACTAATTGAAGATCATTTGCGGTCAATGACCCACTATTCATTAAAGTAGTTGCAGCTGTTTTAAACTGTGTTATTTGAGTACTTAGTGATGAATAGTCTGGCATTTTTTACGCCTGCGCTTCTGTCCATGACAGCGTAGCTGAAATATTAGCCGCTGATGAACCAAGGTTGGTTGCAAGAATTGTCAGAATATCTGGAGCATTTGGGAAACCTGGACAAGCCGTACTTCCATCTCCATTTAGAATTGAGTTTCCTAGGTCACGAGCCTTTGTAAGATCTACACGAGTAACTGAGTAGTTAGTACCACCAGCGTTATCTGTATAGAATGCAAACACACGGTCACCTCCAGAAACAGTATTTGTAGGAGATAGAACTGGAGAGCCAGTTGATCCTGTACCATCATGATAAATAATTTGTGCAAGTGATCCAGAACCTACTCTGTTAGTTGCCCAATCATTTGGAATTGATACACCGTTAAGTGACTGTGCATTCAAAATTCCTTCAATCAAGAACTGTCCCTGAGAAAGAATGTTAATGTTAAAGAGTTTTAGCTGCATGTTATTTGATAATTCACGAAGACCAAAGTTACGCCCTGTACCATTATCTACAGAAGGTGCCACTCTAAGAGAAATTAGAGGACGTGCCTGCTGTGTAGCACCAAATGTTTGAACAACAGCACCATTTGGATTAACTGACTGTGATACTTCGTCTGGCTGTGCAACTGCATATGAAATTGTATTTGAACTTACAGAGCTTATAAGGAATGTCCCGTTAAAATAACTTGATGTAAGCGCTGATCCAGTTGCTGCCTGGAATGGAATATTTACTGATGTTTTTGTATAAAGAATTGTTGTAGAGGTAGTTCCAGTAATTGTATATGTTCCATTAAATACTGAATCTACTCCAGATATTGTAACTGTTTGACCAGTTCTGTGCTTGTGAGCAACAGATGTTGTCAAGCTTGCCACATTTGATGTAAGCTGCTTATATGTAATTACTGAAATATCATCTACACCTGATATTGTTGCATTATATCCTGCAAGCAATGAGTGAGGTGCTGAAGTTGTAATTGTTGAAACTCCTGATGTTCTTACTCTTGAAACAATAGTTGCTGAAACCGATCCAGAACCACCGACCTGCAAATAACGCTGCATACCAGCTGTAAAGATAAAGGAAGCATCATCATCAAAGCCTCCATCCATAATTACTGAAGATCCCCAGTGACTCATTACAGGAGCACATTCTTGAGAAATAACTTGTACTGAAACTTGAGCAGAACCTGAACCTCCAGGGATTGTTGCATCTGGTCTAAATGTTGCAGATACATATGTTCCGTTAAGGCTATATGCTGCACCTGAATAATAGGTTAAATATGGTTGTCTACGAATTAAATTCATAGCCCATCCCTTTGCTGTTTGATTATATGCTCCAATAGATGTGTACTTTGCAATCTCTACATAGTTTTCATCTTGGATTCTGATATAACCGTTTGCTGGCCAGTAATCAACATTATCAACATACATGACTGTATCTTGTGGAAGAAGATTTGAACCTCTTACTGCCGTTCCGCCTGCTACTAACTTTGAAAACTTTGTTGGTTCATTAATTGCTTCATATCTTGCAGGCAAGTTACCCGATCTTTGATATGCTGCAAAATTATTATTATTATTTGAAATTTCATGAACCCAAGTAATCTTACCGCCCTGGCCTCTGAAACCATATCTGATTGTTCCAGCTCCATACCATGAGTAATCAATATATGTCATCTGCATTTTTGATGGGTCAAACTTGTGTCCTGAAGCACCAGTTCCATCAAATTTATCAAGAATCCATTGTGATTGTGGAACTTTAATAATTTGTACCTTACGAGCTTTAACTGATGATTGAGATGCTCCACGATAAGCTGGTGCAATTGTCATAGAAGTATCTGATGCAATTTGAATAACTCTGTAAGTTTGTCCACGAATTACAATTTTATCTCCTGAAACTAATTGCTTTCTAAATATTGTACCACTTCCAGTTATAGTTGAATTATATTTAGTTACTGCAATATCTCCTCTAAGCGTATTAGTAGCCCATTGACGACAAGCATAAATTCCTTGTCCATCATATTCAAAAAAGAATCCGTCTTGTTCTGAATAAAGGCCTGCTCTTGTTGAAGCACCTTTCCAGATGTAAGCTGTACAAAATACATTAACTCCGCCTGGGATTTGATCAATTGCTGATAATGTACTTGTAAACACTACGTTATATTTAAATGTTGTTTGATCAATAACAGCTGTTACTAAGTAAATACCGTTGAATGGATTATATGAACCTGAAACCTCAACACCATCAATTTTTACATAAGCGCCTGGTTGTAGATTGTGAGAAGCATTTGTTGTTACTGTAATGTCTGTTGAGCCTGGAACAATTCCATTTGCTGCAATATATTCTACTTGAAAAGTTGGTGTAAATTTTGTACCAGTCGAAAACTGAATTGATTTACCTGACTGATATCTAAAATATCTACGTGTTTGACGCATTGTTTGTGTTCCGCAAACGTTATTTCCTGTTGAAAGAATAACTCCACCATCGTGTGGTCTATGGTTTACATAACCTTCTGGTTTAGCATAAACAGCTTGGTCTGTTGTATTAATTGGATTGTTTATTTGACCTGACGCTAAAAATGACATTGAGTTTGGTGTATCTACTGTATCAATAAAGAAACCACCATTAAAATTGCTTCCTTCTTTTGCTGTAATAAGAATTGGTGTGCCTGGAAGAAGACCGTGCGGCTTTGGAGACACAATTGTAATTCTTGAAGGAGTTGCTTGATCTGATACTGCAGAAAATGCTCCTAAGTTTCCTACAATTCCACCCATAATGTGAGCATTATCAAAAACTCCTCCGCCGTAAATAGATGTTAATGTTCCATCTAAAATACTTCCTGTAACAATACCTTTTGCTGTATATGTAAAAGCAGTAGATGATGTTGGAGTAACTAAAAATGTTCCATCTGCAACATCACTTGTTGTTTCTTGAACAGAAATAACATCTCCTGCACTAAGTCCATGTGGGCTATTGCATGTTCCAGTAATTGTTGAAAATCTAGATGATGTAGCTGTTCCATTTCCTGATAATAATTGAAGATCTAATGCATTTCCTCCAGATGATCTTCCATAAAATCCTGGATAATTTTGAATCATTGTAAGTGTTTCCCACTTAGAGTTCTGAATACCATATTCAAAGTCAGTATCAATAAGAGACTTAGGGTTAGCTGTGCGAAGCTTTCCTACTGCATCCACCATAAATTCGGCTGGCTCAAAACTTTCATTTGTTGCATCATAAACAATTTGGAAAGTATCTGTTGATGACATTGATGATGTACCATATTTTAATACAATAGTTGTAGATCCATGTGCGGTATCTGTCACTGTGGTTGGATCATTATTAATTGTATGACTATATAGTCCAAGAGAAGGGTCGGCAAAGTTATAAACAATCTTATTAGATGTTGTGTTGGTAATTAACAACAGCTTTTCACGACGAATAATTTGAGGGATTGTTAGTGTACCTGTAGCTGGTACAAATACAAGGTTTGTTAAACTTAAAATTTTTCTTGCCATAGTTTTTTTCTCCTAGAAAATCATGCTTGTTGCTAAAAGTGTTGCATTGTTTTGTGACATATTTGTTAAGAATTGGTACTTTGGATAGTATACACCAAGATTGAGTATCTGGTCTGCTTCCCATGCTGCTAATTGTTTTAGTACGTTATTTACTGCTGTTTCCCCCGCTGGTCCTGTTGCACCAGTTGGGCCTGCGATACCTTGTACACCCGTTGCTCCTGCTGCGCCCCGTAAGTTTCCTTGAAGTACCCATGTAGATGTTCCAGAATTATACTGAAAGTAATCTCCAGATGTTGTATTTAGATATGTATCTAAACCTAACTTGCTTGCTGGATTTGATCCTGTTGGATTAGCAATTCCTGTATAAGTATAGGAGCCTCTTTGTCCCGCCACGCCTTGTGATCCTGCTGCTCCTGCTGCACCTGTTGGTCCTGCTGGAATTTGAAAATTAAATATTGCAGCTGATGAACTTCCACCATTTGTAACTGCTGCTGAAGTTCCTGCTGCAACAGTTGATACTGTTCCTACAGAAATAGTTGCTGCAGAACCTGTAGGTCCTGTTGCACCTTGGGGTCCTGGTCTTGAACCAGCGACGGTAACCCACGAGCTACCATTCCATCTTTTTAATGACATTTTATGACCCTCCTATCCTAAATTATACCAGAACGCTTATTCAAATCCCATCCAGGTTAAAGCTTTTAAATCTTCAAATACTGTTGAGTTTGAAGAAATAATAGTATTTATATTTGATGAAGTTACTATTGCTAACCATTGACCCTGACTTCTTACATAGGCCAATCCAGTTGCGGCATCCGAAGCAACAAATCCATTTGCAGCGTTTGCTGGAAAATCTGCAACTGTAGCATAGTTAGTAAATGATAAATCTTTATAATAGCTTGGAGATTCATTTTCATTTAAATCAACCCATAGCTGAACATTAGCTGGATTAGGAGCGGTTGTATTAAATTCTACAATTGCTCCATCGTATTCGTCTGTATCAATCCAAAGCTCTCCCGCGTATGAGGGCGTTGTTGGTTCATTAGCACTATAAATTAATTCTTGAATTGGTTCTGCGTTATCTACCCAAAATTCATATTGAGCTGGATCTGGAGAAACTCCTCCTGTATAAAATTGATTAAATGGAGTATCAATATCATCAACATCAATCCAAAGATCTCCGTTTGTTGTTGCACCCGTTGGTGGCGCAATTAAACCAACAAAGAATGTACTTGGTGCAGCAGTAGCATCTGTTGGAATTAATGTTAACCCTCCGCCGCCGCCTGAACCTTGAATATCTTGCCACAATAATCCGTCCCAAACTTTTAATTTATTTAACGGTTTGTTGTAGTAAATTTGTCCATGTACTGGTGAAGATGGTGCTGCATCTAGTCCAATAATTACACCATTGGTATAAGTATTTTTTGATGTCCAAGTATTTGTTGTGGATAAAGAAAGATCTGATGCTACATACTGCCAAGATGATGTTGATGCTTGCCAAACTTTTAATGCCCAAGTGTTTCCGCTTCTATACTCATCCGTATCAAACCAAAAAGTTCCATCTGCTGGTGATGTGGGTGCAGAAGCAGACATAATAGCTTTTGATGGAGGAATAATTGTTTCTAAAATTAATTTATTTGCAGCATCGTCATAAGTTGCTGTTATATTAGGGTTTAGTCCATGTGTAAATAAAGGAGCTATATAATCCTGAGCTTGCTCTTGTGTTAATTGTGCTGTAACAGCAAGATTAATTTTATTTGCTACATCGTCATATGTGGCAGTAACATTTGAATGTCCATTATGTGTAAATAAAGCAGCTGCTGAATCTTGTGCCGCTTCTGTAAATCCTGGAAGATCTGCTGTTGTTATATCAAAATTTAATTTACCAGTAGGGTCATCGTAAGTAACAGAAAGCCCAGTCGGCTCTATATTGCCAGATACCATTCCTCCAGCGACATCTTGAATTCTTTCATCTGCATCTGTTAAAGCAAGGTATGTTGCTGCGGCGGTAGTTATATTTAATTTAGTAGCAAGGGCTGTTGTTATGGTTGCTGCAAAATTTGCATCATTGCCTAAAGCATCTGCTATTTCTTTTAATGTGTCTAGCACTGCTGGAGCAGAATTAATTAAATTAGATATTGCTGTGTTTACATATGTTTTATCTGCAATAACAGATGTATCTACTCCAACGGTTATTGTTTTAGAAAAAGAGTATAGGGTCCAAGAAGCATTTGTTGCTCCGCCTGGTGTTGGTGGATATCCTGGATTGTTTGGATTACCTGATCTTATAAAATATGAACCTACAATGCCGTAAGGGCTGCCAACTGGGATACTTACAACACTATTTAAAGCGTATGCAATTCCATTGTTATAATCGCCCATGTAATTTGCTGGAGTTTCGTTATAAGTTTTTGTTATGCCATTTCCAGCAGTCAATGCTGTAGCAATTGCGCTTATAACTTCTTCGTTATCATAATTTGCACTTAAGTTTAGTTTTGCAGCCGTATCATCATATGAGACAGTTATATTATAGTGAGTTCCATCTGTAATTAATTTTGCTGCTACATCTTGAATCTTTTCGTCAAGGTTTAATTGAGAAGCAGGAACAAATCCGCTTGCATCAAGTTGTGCAACTCCATCTACATTTCCAAGTAGAGAGAGTGGAATATATGTTGTTGATGCTGTATTTGAAAGTCCAGAAACTGCTGTGTCTACATACTGTTTTGTTGCTATAACTGTAGTGTCTACTGATATGGTTATTGTATTAGCTGCATCATTATATACTTTTGTGATTCCGCCGCCAGCAGTTAGGGATGTAGCAATTGCATCCATTACCTCTTCATCGCCATATGTAGCGGTTAAACTTAATGAGTTTGCAGCATCGTTATAATTAACTGTTATATTGCCATGTGTTCCTGCGGCCAATGCGGAGGCAATTGCATCTTGCGCCATCTCGTTGGTATAAATTTTAGATATTAAATCTCGAACTTTATAATCTATAGTTGCTGCATTTGTAGAGTTATCAACACCAAGTTTGGCCTCTAGTGCCTCAATTGCATCATTGGCATTTGAGTGTTGATCGGCATGAGATACAAGCTGAACAGAATCAGTGCCTGTTGGATTTAACAGCTGATCTAAAGTAGTAGGGAATGTAATTGCCATATGTTATATTATACCCTCTGATTAGTTATAGTTCTTGCGATTCCAGTACTTCTTTTTGTAGTATCCAACTACTGATCTATCTATATTACCATCGAAAAAAGCTCTTGCTTGTAAAACTTTACTTATAGACATAGACCATCCATCTCTTTTATATGGAAAAATGTGTGCAAATGGAGTTCCTTTTGGTATAACGCCATTAAATCCTTTTTGAAGGAAAAATGGTATGTTGCCTGGTGGGACCCAACCATCACTATCAATAATTCCAGAAGTGGTAGTAAATGGCAAATCAAATCTATTTAAAGGATGTGTTATAAGTATTGAATACCCTCTTGGAACTTGCATTCCCCATTTCCCAGACCAAGTAAAATGATTTTGTAAATGTCCTGATGGCCTAGGTATTGTTGATCCGCTTGTTGATGTTCTTTCACCAATCATCATACTTCTTATTGGATTTCCTTTTATTTTATGAGAATGATTTTGTTCTTTAGACTTAGAAATAAAAGATCCATCTGGTTGTATGTCACCATCTTCTATGGTTATAGTTTTACCCTTTTGAGTTATTTTTAAATCTTCCCAAGTTGTTAAAACATATCCAGAAAGCATTGCGTCTAAAAACGGTACACATGTTTTTAAAGCAGCCATTCCTTTATTGTCATACATTTCTCCATCTTTATACCATTGAGGTATATGATTTTTTAAAGGAGTTGGAGATAAAATATTCTCAAACCCTTTAGAAGGGACAAATTTAATTTTTTTCAATTTACAACCTATTCTGTTGGTGGGGTAAATGTTGTGCCGTCATAGCTCCATCCAGCTGATATTACAACTTGATGATCTCCATCTTCGGTAACTCTATTTGGAAAATTGATATTAGTGAAATCAACAAATGTTGGATTACTATTCAATATTGCCCAAAGTCTTTCATCGGTATGCATTGTCTCAACCACTTTACCGTCGATAATCATTGCTGTTCTAAATATATTCTCTACTGGTTCTGGAACTTCTTGTGCTGCTAGCCAGTCGTCATATCGTGTCATATTATTTCCTCCTTTTCTTTAATTTGTCCCCATTTTCCAATAGGGCATTCTGCATTTGGAAGCTTTGTTTTTGCTATCATCATGCAGCCACATTTTTTACATTGTGTTGTTGCTTTTATAAAGAATTCGCATCCTTTACAAATCTCAAGTCTTTCTTCTGCCGTTGTAGGAAGCACTCTTCCAATTTTTTTATTGTAAAGGTCCCATGGCCTTGCTGGTCTGTCAAAAGGATCAGTCATTATTAATTATCTCAGCTCTAAAAAAATCACGCTCTTCTGGATTGTATACCCATACTGGTTCATTTGGCTTAAATTGAACTTTATCTTTATTTTCTTTATTTAGTGGGATAAAAAATGGACGAGATTCTAAAAGGTCTCCCATAGATTCTCCACAATGCATTACATCTTCAACAACAAAACTTTCTGGATTAACAATTGCATAATGTCTTCCAAGTAAGCTTTGATCTGGAGTGAATTCATGGTTTTTAGGAACACGATATCCTATCTTTACTTTATGCCTGATAGTCTCATGAGCTTTATTTTTTGCAAACCAATTTACATCTCTTAATCTTGTTTTAATATCATCAATTAGTTTAATTTTATTTTTCATTCGTTTACCCTAAATTCATCTATTGTATAACCTTGACTTGAACTTGAAGCTTTAGAAATTATACCATGGTCTTTAGACTTTTGTCCACTATTTGTAGTAGATAAATTTGAACCGATTTGAGAAGAAAAATTTACATCGGAATATGCTGATGCTGTTACTGTATTACCTGAAGTAATAACTTTTATTCCAGCTATATTTGTTGTAGAGTTTGAAGTAGAGCTAATTAGTGTTTCTGACCCATTTTCTTTTTTAGATAAATCAATTCTATGATTATCTGCACAATTACAGCTATAATCATAATAACTGGCACACCCACAAGCAGAGCTCTGCCCATTTGAATATCCAGTACAACAATATACTGAGTAGTCATAATATCCTCCAGTGCAACAGGTTACTGTGTAATTATAATATCCTCCTGGGCAACAAGTTACATAATAATCATAATATCCGCCTGTGCAACAAGTAAAATAGTAATCATAATATGCGCCACAAACAGTTACAGTATAGTCATAGTAGCTATTACAACTAGTTGTATAGTATGTATAATAAAATCCACAACCAGTTCTTGGTGATTGGGTCCAGCTATTACATGCGTAACCTCCTTTGTATGTATATCCATATCCATTACATACTGTTACTGAATAAAAATATGGTGATCCGCATCCTGTTCTCTCTGTTGTTGTATAAGAGTTACAAATGCTTCTAGGTGATTGATAATACCAGTTACATGTGGATGCTGGACATGAACTCCATGAATTACATGAGCTAGCTGGACAAGTTGAATATCCTCCACTACATACAGATACTGGACAAGATCCGTATCCATTACAAGAAGATGCAGGGCAAGTTCCATATGAGCTACAGTAAGTACAGCTATTATAAGAACCACAAGCCGTACAAGTTTGACATACATTTATAATATTATGAATTACTGACCAATAGTTTCCAGAATCTGTAATCCAAAATGCTGGTCCAACACCGCCTGCTGGATTTTTTGCAGTTAATGTTGCATCTGTTGATGCAAAAGTTGTTGATATTAAAGCACCTATTGCTGAAGATGTTCCTTTACCTGCAGATACACCCCATCCAGAAACAATGGTTTTCCATTTTGCACTTGTTGCTCCTGCATTTGTAAGAGTTGCTCTGCTAAAATTTTCTACAAGGGAAAGCAAAGCCTTTAATCTAGAGACTGTAGCTATATGTAACCTTCTGGATGCTCTTGGCATTATGCAGTTGTATCTCCAGTAACGATCCAAGAATTAGCTGCTCTTTTTTCAAGCATTAGAGTACTCCATTGAACTCTTGACTTAAATCCAGAATCTGCTCCTACCATGGTTACCGCTGCATCTTTAGTTATGGTAATTTGACCAGTTCCAACTTGTCTTACTTCAACCATAGATCCTATAGGCCACCCAGCATCTTGAGTATCATTTGGAATTGTAATTGTGCATGCATTACTACATTCAAGCATCCGATTTTTATCAGTTGAAGAATTTATTGTTCGAGTTGCGGCAGAAACTGAAATGTAAGAAATTAAAGCTTTTGTATCATCTGATGTATTATCAACATTGCTAAGACCCACCATAGTTTTTGTAATACCTGATACGGTTCCTGTAAATGTTGGTCCTGCAAGATTTGCTTTTAAATCAAGTGCTGTTTGAGTAGCGGTAGAAATAGGTTTTTCAACATCTGTTGTATTATCTACATTGCCAAGCCCGACATGTGCTTTTGTAACTCCAGAAACTGTTCCCGTAAATGTTGGATCTGCTTTTGGAGCTTTAGTATTTACTAATGTTGTTAATGCTGCTGCCGCTGATTCATCAGCAGTTAATGCTGTTGCAATTTCACCTAATGTGTCTAGTGTGCCTGGAGCTGAATTAATAAGATTATTTATAGCTGTTGAAATAGCTGAATTTCTATTTGTTACTTCCGTTGAAATAGCTGAAGACACTTCTGAGTCTCTTGCAATTGTTGCTGAAATTTGTGAATCTGGAACAAATCCACTTGCATCAAGCTCTGCTACGCCATCAAAGTTACCTAAAAGGCTTAATGGAATATAGGTTGTTGAAGCAGTATTGCTTAATCCTGATACGGCTGTATCTACATAAGTTTTATTTGCAATTGTACTATCAACTGCTAATGTTATTGTATTTGCACTATCATTATAAACTTTAGTAATTCCCGTGCCTGCCGTTAATGCCGACTCAACAGCATCTTGTGCTAACTCTGTAAATTCACTTGGAAGAACATTAATAAATGGAAGAGCTGACCATAAGCTTGTTCCATTACCAACTTTAATTTTATTTAATGTGGTATCTAGTCCTAGTTCGCCTGCGCCTAATATTTTTGTAGAACTAGCCCATTGTGCAGTTGTTGATCTTCTTATTTTTATTGTTACAAATGACATTATGCAACGCCGCCATCTAATGTGCCAGGATTTGGAACTTGATATGCTTCTACAGAATAAACTGCACCATCATATGTATGAATATGATCTAGCAAACCAGTTATTGCTCCTCCTACAGGAGACCAAATAGATCCATTATAGTATCTTAATTCTGTTGCAACGGTATTATAATAAATGTCACCGATGCGTGGATTAGCTGGGTCTGTTGCTAAAGCTACTGCATGTAAGGGAACTAATCTTTGTACTGACATTTAAAACTCCCTTAACCAGTAATTACGACTCTGTATGCTCCACTTGCAGGTGCTGTTGCAAATCTCAATGTAATTGTATTTGCTGATGTGCGTTCAACATCTGTTTCAACAGTTGCCCTAGATCCTGTTGCCTCAAATACATTTACGACAACATCTGTTGTTCCTAAGTTATGTGTTACAACTAAAGCTGTTAATGTTGATGGATTAGCAAGATCTGATGCATATTTTCTTGCAATTGAATGATAGTTTGTTCCATCATTTGTTAGTCCCCATGTAGTTGCTGCTTGGTTTGAGCCAGCTGCTTCTCTCCATAGTATTTCTACATCTGATGATGTGCCACGCTCTACTCGAATACCTGAATCTACTGTTGGTGTTCCTGTAAAGTCGGTATTAAGATTAATCTTATTATCAACAATATTTACTTGAGTAGTATTAACTGAGTTAATTGTTCCAGTTACATTTAAGTTTCCGCCAACTGTCAAGTTATTAGTAATTGTTACATCACTTGGTAATCCTACTGTGACAGATGCATTATGACCATTATTTGGAGAAACTGTTACCTGATTTGCAGTTCCTGCAATTGTTGCTACATAATCTCCAGTTGTTTGTGTGCTTAATGGGATTGAAATATCTTGTGCTGCTGCAGAAGTTAATTGTCCTTGTGCATTTACAGCTACTGTTAAGCTTTTATTTGAAGCTCCATATGTACCAGCTGTTACACCAGTATTTGTAATATTAATTGTTTCTGTATTTCCAGCGTCATTATAAGTTGCTGTAATTCCAGTTCCGCTTTGTACTAAAGCTCCAACAATATCTTGTACACGCTCAGCATTTAATGTTACTGCTGCTGATGTTACTGTAAAGTCTGTTGAATCAAATGAAGCAACACCCTTTTGAGATGAGGTTGCATTTTTTGCCGTAATTGTAATTGTATTATCTGTTACTGCTGTATCAATTGCGCTATCGCCAGTTACTGTTAATGTATCTGTTAGAAGATTTACTGTATCTGTACCAGTTTCTCCTGCAATGCTGAGGACTGTTGCAACATTTGCTTCGCCAGCTGCAGTTAAACGACCTTGTTGATCTACTGTAAATGTTGGGATCTTTGTTGTTGAACCATATGAGCCTGCTGTTACTGCGGTATCATTTAATTTAATTGATAGCGTTCCTGCTGGGTCATTGTATGTTGCTGTTAAACCTGTTCCGCCAGAAATTAATGCGCCAACTACGTCTTGAATGACCTCTGCAGATCCAGACATTGGCATCCATGGGCCATTGGGAGAAGTGAGTCCATTGTAGTAATACATTGTATTGTTTGTAGTGTCATAGTAAACTTGACCTGCTACTGGGCTGGATGGTGCAGCACTTAAATTTTGAATTCGGGCATTGAGCAGCTCATTCTTGTTGAGGTCAATGTTGGTTACAAATAATCTTGCCATTTTTTATCTCCTTTAGGACAGATATGCTGTCCCTGAAAATGGTTGTGCCATCGTCAGTGTAATTTGG